CGTATAGCCTCTATTCATTATGACCGCCACTACCGGTTTATCCGTATTCAAATGAGTCTGCCCCGTGATGAGCGTATGACGCCCCCCGACTTGCTGAAAGCCGTAAAAGATGCGGAGGACCGCCTACAAGAGACGAGTCCAATAATCCCGACAGAAATCGTGGTGGAGTTTCAGAAGAAGTTTGGTGGTATATCCGAAATTGCTAAGCCCGAAGAAACAAACGGTCTGGAGGTCGTGCGTGTGTTTAAAGAGCAGCCACCGTCGCCACTTGCTTTATCACCGGTCGCTGAACTAACCCTTCCCGGATAAATTCTGAGTAAAAAATAGATGACGGCGTCTGTTAAAGCATATTCCCTTAGCGACTCCGATATTAAAAAATTGCTCGGGGACAATATTAGTATTATGACATACCCCGAACTGAAGCACCTCAAGCACATTGACGACTGTTTTGACTCGGAGGGGCGGTGCGTTATTCTTTTTCTGACCGAGTCGGAAAATAGCGGGCACTGGACGGGGCTTCTGAAGCGTGGCAGCACGGTGGAGTTTTTTGACCCCTACGGCGACTCTCCGGAGGGTGTGCGAAAAGAAATCAGTCCGGAAATGCGGGAGACGCTGGACGAGACTCGCCCCTATCTTAATAACCTTCTGAACGGCTCTGGTTATAAAATATCATACAACCGAAACCCCTTTCAGCAAGATAAAGTGGGCGTAAATGATTGTGGGCGTCACGTTGTGATGCGTCTTCTTAACAAAGACAAGACACTGGACGAGTATAAATCCCTTATAAAATCAAGCGGGCAGACTCCCGACAACTGGGTATGTGCCGAAACGTTCAAAGTTTTACATAAATAATCTGTTTTCATAATATAGCAGCGATGTATCGTGGAAGTTTTCAAGCAACTGGTGGGACATTTCAGAACCCCGATTATTTGTATTACAATGCCAGCATCATAAACAACTCTACCACGGTTAGCGACGAAACTGGTTCTACCGTAAGCGACCCACAAGTCCGGTTCAACGAAACACGTGATAAGGAGATTCTACAAAATGCGGGCGAGTATTATTTCTCAATCATCCGAGTTCAGATGAACGGCACGGGGCGAGACCTCCCGCTGTTTATTCCGCTCATTCAGTCTGGTAGCGGCTCAGCGGATGTTAATCAGACGGTTTATGGGCTGTCGTTCAGTTGGAGTCAGCGGTTCAGTGTGTGGAACGGCACAGCAGCAGTGTCCCGCACAACTACGGTCTGCCCCCCGGTCCGCTTCGTTCAGTATGTGCCCGAAACAAAAAATAGGCGGCTGGCTCCCGTCCCGTCTTCTGTTGCTATCCAGCGTGGCGACCCTCAAGACATTTCTACCCGGTATTATTGGGTCTATACCTACGACTGGTGGCTACAACTTGTCAATAGAACGATTCTGAACCCCGACGAACTGAAGGAGGGCTCGGGTTTCCCCTTCACGTGTTGCTGGGGTGACACCTATCAAGCGTTGCTGGATGCCGAGCCAGAAACCGAACTGTTGTTCCCGACGCTTGGGGCGTTCAACTCCTACGTAAATGCTCCCCAGTTTGTGTATCACGCCGACTCTAACCGTTTCAGTCTTTATGGCGACAGCGACGGCTTTGGTCCCCGGCTACAAGCGTTTGCTCCCGGTCCGACGGCTACGGAGGATGCTCCGATTTCTGCCCTATCCGCCCCGACAGCCCGTATGTTTGTTAATTCAAATATGTTTGGGCTCTTTGCTAACTTCCCGAACGTCTATTGGAACCCCGGTTTGGGCGAGACCCCGTTTCCCGGCGGGCTGAGCCCCGACATTGCTAATGGTGGTGCTGTTCCGCCCGTTCCCCCGGAGTTGGTAAATGAATATCTGTTTATCAACAAGTTCTACACAAATGTGGCGGACTACCGTCTGTCCCCCGAGTCCGGTCGCAGCCCGCTTGGTTATGTTCCTATTGAGGCACAAAAGCCCTACTGGCTTATGAGTCAAGACACGCCCAGCACGGACTCGCTGTGGTCGCCTATTGAGTCGCTTGTCATCACGAGCAACTTAATGGGGGTCTGCTCTGAACTGACAAGCCCCCCGGTGGTTCTTGGTTTTGGTAATAACAACTTCAGCCAGCCGGTCAGCCAGTCGGCGTTTGAGCCTATAATTAGCGATATTACGGTGGATTCGTCTCAGTTGGGCTCCGGTGTCAATCGTCAGTATATTTTATGGGAGCCGAAGGCGGAGTATCGTCTGGCGGACTTCAACACCAAGGGCACGGCTGTCCGGGCTATTGATATTCAGATTTTTTGGAAATGCCGCCTCAACGGACAACTCTACCCGCTCCAAATGTTTAATCTGGCGAGCGTTGCTATCAAGGCGATGTTTAAACACCGGTCGCTGGAGGGCGGTAAGGGTCATTGGTGAGCCCCGGCACAGAATATATTCTATAAAAAATTGTTTTTATAGAATATAAGCAAGATGTCCGCTGATATTGAGAAGATGGCAGTTTTTGACTCTCGTATAGTCCAGTCCCGCCCTAAGTATGCGGTTGAGAAGGGTGCCTTGTCGCTGACAAACGCCCCTTTCAACGCTATTGCGGCGACGGCTTCCCAGCACACCTACAACATTTACGTCCCCAGCGAAAACGTTTTTGTCGATAGGGCGATTGAGTGGTCTTCCACTGTGTTTATGACGATGAAGGTTCGTCTGGACGCCGTTGGTGTTGGTCGTGAAGGTCAAGCGGTGGTCGTCCAAGGTCGTGACTGGTCGCTGGCTTCGTTCCCCCTTAACAGAATGTGTACCACACAGTCTGCGACTATTAACGACACTACGGCTGTTATCAACACTCAAGATGTGTTGGATGAAGTCCTCCGGCTAACCGACTACAAGAAGAACCGCCTACAGCGGACGTGCCCCACTATGTTGGATAAGTATATGTATTACCTTGATGCCGATGGTGCCGTCAATAACCCTATTGGCTCCTACCAAGTGTCTTCCGAGTCTGCTGAGATGCCTAACGGTGCTTTCTACAACATCGTCTATACCGACCCCGCCGGTAATCCCCTTGGCACTTCCGCTAACGGCGGTAATGACCCCGCTTTTGACGGTGCGTTATACGGTGCCTTGAACGGCGTCCCGGTAATCAACGGCGTTAATTCCCGGACCGTGCCCCCCGTGGCGAACCCCGGCACGCCCACCCCGGCGGGTGCCGACATTCCCATCTACTTCCGCTTCCGCTCTACTGAGAAACTCGTATTGTCCCCCTTTGTTTTCAGCGACTGCCACGAGTGGGACACGGGTCTTTTTGGTATCAACAACATCCAGTTAGTGCTGAACTTGGGTCCCCCTACCCGCCTTGTGCGTGGCTCGGTCGCCTACGGTCGCTCTATCCAGCAGAACTCTATTGCGTTTTTCAACGGCTCCGGTGGCACGCCTTTCTCCCGGAGTGTGGTAAATGTCTTGTTCCTAACTCCCAGTTTAGATGTGCCTCTGCCGCCTAAGTCAGTTGTGCCCTATATGGAGTTTCCCCGCTACATCACGCAGTATCAGAACGGCTACCTTGAGGCGGGTGCGACGGGGCAGATTCAGTCCCAGACAATCACGCTGCCCCAGATTCCCGACCTTTTCATCATCTACGTCAAAAATGCGGCGACTCCCGTTGCCCCGGCGTCCGCTTCCTACGACGTGGGTGAGGGCGACTGGCGTTTCCCTCTTGCGTCCGCCTTGGATGGTGTCAATAACCCTCTGACGGTCAATTTTGACAACTTCTCCGGTCTGCTTTCCAGCACGACTGCCGAGCAGTTGTATGCGATGTCAGTTAAGAACGGCTTGGATATGGACTGGAACGAGTGGATTGGTGTGGCGAAGAACGACTACCCCGTGCCTCAAGTAAGCAACCCCGGCGTGCGTGGCGACCAGATTGCGACCTCTGGCGGTATCTTGGTTCTCAAGCCTTCTCAAGACATCACACTACAGACGGGTCAAGCCCCCAGTTTGGTGGGTAATTTCACCTTCCAGTTCAACATCACGGTGAAGAACAACTCCGCCTACACTGCTGTGCCCCAGTTGTTCGTAATCACGGCTAACTCCGGCTTCTTTGAGACTATCCGTGGTTCATCCCGTATCATCAAGGGCGTGCTTTCCGAGCAAGACATTATCTCCGCCCCCTTGGCACCCACGGGCACTCGTGATATGCTGGAACGCCACGTCGGTGCGGGTATGATGGGTCATATGGCGTCCGGTCTTTCCAAGGTGAAGGAGATGCTGGGGCGTCCCGGACACGGCGT